TTCATTGAACAGTTGTGTTGCATTAGCTGCACCATCTAACTCTTTATGTAAGATGCCGCTTTCTTTATTTGTCAGTTCATAAGATACTCTATTCTTATAATCTGTTTCAGCGTTCATATAGGCAATGTTCAAATCTTCATCAAGTCGCTTTTGCATCTGTGCGTTAATATTATCAATGGCATTAATTACACCTTTTAAGCCTTGTTGATTACCGCCAAACGCTAATTCATTTCCAGTAGCTTGAACACCACCGCTTATGGTATTTAGTTTTTGTTCGCCATTGTAATTAACTAACTTCATTAAATGCCCCACCTATTATTTCTAACTGCACCTCTAGTTACAAACTTAACATTTGATACACCAGCTGCTTTTAATGTACTTTCATTTGGTGTGTAGTAGTTTGTATTAGCTTTAATATTACTACCGCCATACTGACCTTTAAGACCATAGATACTAGATGCACCACTCAATATCGTTCCTAACATAGCCATTCTAGTTTGTGATTTAGCGTTGCTTGCTGCTGCTCGTGCGGTGCTTGCCTCGTTGCGGTAGTTCATGCCATTAAGATATTCGTTATAGATACTGTTATTCTTGTTAGTTTCCCAATTCTGAATATCCTTGTTGTACTCGTCATAGCTAGATGCCATGAGTTGTAATGGTGTACCGCTCATAGTCAAGCCACTTGCACCAGTTTCTGCCACGTTCTGCCCTTGGATAAGTCGCATCTTATCTGACATCTTATCTCGTTCTTGCAAGGCTTGGTCTGCAATCTGTTCTTGCTTGCGATCACTAATGCGTGCATTAGCCTCTGCTACCCTTGCTTGTTGTGCGTACATTGCAGCTTGCGCCTTACCTTGTTGATGTTGTGTAAACAATGTACCAACCATGCTTGCTGCAGTTAATGCAATAGGGTTACACATTCGCATCCCCCTTTCTCAATGTGAATAAAACCATATCCCCATCGTTAATATCGTAATGAATAACCGCACCTAAAGACTTTAGCCATCTAATGGTGCGGTAATTTTCTTTATGTATGTAATTAAACAAACATTCCCTAGTTTGTAGCCATTCCCTAATGATATTTCTACTAACTTTGATGAATTGTTTTTGTAGTGTTAAACTACGTTCAAAATCTTTACTCCCCAAAAAATAAATGCAATGCATCCCATTTAATGATGTATTCGATACCCCATACACACATAATGGCTTGTTATTATCAATAACAATTCGACTTTGATAATCTTCCCCAAGAATATCGTTCACAAAGTCTTTTTCGCTATAGTTTGAATTTTTTCGATTGATATATTTAACCTCTAAGGCATCTATCGAACGTAAGTTGATATATAATTCACGAATTAAAGAAACGTGCTTATAGGGGCAAATATTACATTCCATGAACATTTGGGAAACCACCGCCAATTTCTACCTCTCTTGTAACCGCTAACAGGTTAAATGGGAAAGGTTTTGAGTGCTTTATGCAAATTTCTGTATTTGTATTTACACTAGTTGCTATCTTAGGTAATGCGATTACAGTATCGCCAGTAAATAGAGATTTAGGTTTTAAGATTAAATCATCTACATCATCAAATGTTTTACCTACGCTGCCACCATACGAACGATATAAACGCAACGCAACTCGTGTTATAGTTACCAATCTGCATTGTAGTGTGCCATCATTAATTTGTTGCTCTACGCTAGGTATTTTGATTTTAGTAGTGTATGGCAAACCAACAGTAATTACATTTGCTTTGCCGTCTAATTTAATAACCCCAGTTGGTGGCACTACCCTAGATGGCATCTGTTGTCCATCAACTACTATGTCTACCATTTGCCCTACTAGGTGAGGTGCGTTAATGTAATCGGTCTTAATTGAATTAGCGACTTTAACATAGCAATCTAGGAACACATCGGAGTTATCTTCTGTGTACAACGGAATACTACGTTCAATACATTTCACATTCTTATTATTGATAACACGATCTACTACAAAATAGATTGTGTCTTGTTCGCCCTCTGCCACACTCTCTACATATCGGTATTTACCATTTGTAACAAAGTGCGACCAACCATACACCTTTTGTTCAGGTATATAAGTTAAACAATTGAGTTGCCCATCATCTCGAACGTAGTAAATAATACTGTCAGGGTCTTGTGCATAAGCACTCGTTACTGCCACATGACCTTTAACCAATGTTTTAACAAACAACGTAAGGTCTTGTCCTGTGTAGTTGTCGCTTTCGTAAGAGTACCCCATATCACGAACAGTACCGCCACGCTCTTGAACGAATACGCATCTATTACCGATAAACTGTGGTTCACACTTTAATGCACCACGTTGTGTTTGTGTTTTCAAATAGCAGTTAGTAGGTGTAATAGTCTTGCTCCCATCAACTATCCATTCATTACCACTTGTTAAAACAATCAAGTCATTAGCTGGTACAAGGTGTCTAATTTCATACATCTTGCGGTTGATTACTGGTAGTGTGATTGCGCTATCATCTGTGATTGTACCGCCTACTTTTTCAACCCCAAAGTTAGGATAATCACCAGTACGGCTAAACCAAATATAGTTAGGTTTGCTATCAGTAGCAGCAACTACAAATCGGTCTTGATAGAATGTACATAGTTTCGGATAACCTCTCCCCCTATTCCAACTGCCTAGCTTCCATTGGTGGCTTGGTTCACCCTCTTTAATGCCGTTCAGAACATTAACCTTTGCGTTCTTAGCATCGGTTACGCTTTTAATCTCAACGATACCATATTGAGTGAATGGCATGATAGATAAGTCGCAATTCACAGAACCGCCTTTAATATCGGAGATATATTTTAACCTTGCTCCAGCCTCTATCTTACCTGTATCAGTAACATTGTAGTCATTCTTAGAGGTGTATGTTCTGTAATCTTTCCATGTTTGACCATCGTTGTTAGAAATCTGTAATTTGACTGTACCTTCCCATGTACCATGCGTTGTGAATTTCCACGATAGTTCTGTATCAGTACTATACGCTCCAACATTATAATTAATGTTGTTGTACGTTTTTTCAGTTCTCTGTGGTTGCATGTAGCGTTTTACTTTTTTCTCCACAACTTCGCCAGCGGACTTTGTATGTACCGCCTCTACATAGTATGCAATTTGAATTACACTACCTACCATATCTTGTGTGAAGAGGTCTTTAGTGGATGTGATCGTATCACCATTAACAGTTAATGTGTATCCATTATCCGTGTTGATTTCATCATAAGGTTGTTCAGTCAGCTTGTAAGCACTCATCCTCCAATCAGTATCGCTATATCGTGATAGCGTTTGAATAGGGTACTTACCGCTACAAATAAACATTATATCGCCACTTTGGATGCAGTTTAATTCGCCTACAATATCCGCCTCAAATGGTGTTGCTACTTCAACATTCGTATATACACCATTTCGCCACACCCTAACATATCTATCACCAAATTCAAGCATGAACGATTGGTTTTTATTGGTTGTAAACTCAAACAGTCTAACAGGTTTATCGTTGTATTTAGCATATCCGATAAACTGTGAACCTTGCCTACGTGCTACCGCTCCATAGGGTCTAATTACCGCATTTTCAGCAAGTAGTAATGCACTTTTATATTGTTCTAAGTCAAATCGACTAGATACATCAGGCGATACTTCGCCTGTAGTAAATGCGACTTGTCCGATATACATAGGTTGCATATCACCAACTCCTTGCTTTCAAATAGCTAGATACATAAGGCATATCTAGTCTGCGCTCTTTTGCACTCATAGATTTTGCCTCTTGTAATGCTGCTTGATACAGTTTGTATGATTGGTCAAACAAACCACTATTACCAGTTAGTGGCATTGCTAAATCAGATGCCATCTTACACACCAATGCTTTAACGAATATAGGGTTCATTACATCTGCATCGGTTATATCGTACACATAATCAATGTGCATCAATGGTACATCAGATACGATGTACTTTGTATTGTTATCAGTTAGGTAAACATCATATTCACGTTGCTTTTCCGCTCGGTATCGTTCACCCTGTGGAATTACCGCAAGGATGCGAACACACTTTTCAGGGTACGCATATACATAACCCCAACCATTAATCTTATGTTCTGATAACACCGCACGTTCACGCTTTCGTGCAAAGTTCCATTCATATTGTTCTAACAATACTTTACGTGTTAGATCATAATGCAATCTGCATTGTCTAGCAGGTTCTGTTTCTTCCATCATAGAACGGATGCGACCTGCATTGATAAGCGATAACGCTTGATTGCAAATATCAGTAGGTGTCATTTGTTCCACCTTTCTATAAAAAAAGAGGGATGCATAAGCACCCCTCGTTCAATTATTCAGCAGTTTCTTCCGCTTTCTTACCAGTTTTCTTGGTTGTAGGTTTTACCTCTTGGACTTCCTCTACTTCTGCGACTTCTTCTGCACCAACAGTTTCAAACAAATCTTTGAAGTAGTCTTTATCGTATTCAGCCACTTCTTCTTTTGTAAATTCAACTGTTGTTCCCTCTTCAATTAAACCCTTTGTATTATGATAAAGGGTTACTTTTGCAACGTATTCCATATTAGCCACCTTATTTAATGTTAATGCCACTTGTCAAGAATGCGGAGATTTGACCGCCAGTCATATTGTTTGCGTTGATGCGGATGTATTTCTTACCACCATTAGCCAAACGCACTTTGTATTCTGTACCAGCTGGTGCATTAGCTACCATTGTAATGCCATGCAACAATACCGCATCAGCCATATTATCTTTGTCGGATGTATAGACATTAAACAATGGTGTGCCAGTTACTGTTTTGTCGATGCGAATAACAAGGAATAAGTTAGGGTCAGCATCGCCACCATTACCATTCATCACTACATCGGAGTTAGTGTTTGTTGTAATGTCTTTTTTGAAAAAGAATGTATTTTGAGTATCAATAATCATATATCTTTATCCCCCTATTAATTAAGCAGTAACTCGTGCTTCTGTGGAAAGTAATGCATCGATTTTACGAACAGGAATGCCGTTAGCACGTGTAACCATTTTACCCATTTCCATATCTTCTGTGATTGTAGAACCATGTACTTTGTTCTTTTGCAAACGTAAGAATGTACGCAATTCTTGGTTCATGTACCATACAGGGCGGCAGCCTGTAAGAGATTGCATTCTTTCTTCTGCACGGATCATCAAATTAATCAAATTAGGACCTGCGGAAATATCTTCCTTAATGGATTTCATATCGATATTTGCGATACGTACAACATAGCGCCAATCACGAACACACAAACCGATGTTTTGTTCAAAGTGAGTGCGATATGCCTCGAATAAAGATCCATCAGGCTTAGTGATTGTTGTTCTGCCCTTGTCTTCTTGTTGCAAGCCAGCCTCTGTACCACGTGGATAGATACCATGTACAGTAAGAGGACCCCAACCTACAAGCCACATGGATGCAAGGTTTGCAGTACCACCAGCATCGATAATGTTTTTAGCGCTATCAGCTTTCTTAGGGTCTAATGTGTTGAAACGTGCGGACAAACCAACGAATTTTTCAGGTGTGCTTTCATCACCATAGAAAATAGTACGTGCGATTTCTTGCCCCATAGCCTCAACAAATGCAGCATCTTCTGTAGCACGGAATGCCACAGGGTCATTAGACAATTTAACCAACTTAGCATCTACTTCGGAGTAAGCCTCCAACATACCGCATGTGTCGGTAATTTGTTTTGTAGTAGATTTGCTAGGTTGTACACCACCATAAAGCATGCGCCATGTAGCCTCAGGTAAGCCAGTACGTACAGTTGTTTTGTTAGACGTACCATCATTACATTCAATCATTGTCATGTCTTGAACGATTTCGTTAGATTGGTTTAATTGTTCAATGATTTGTGCGATTTTTCCGTTAGGATCCATACGCTTTTGCAAATCAAGTAAAGTAGGGTTTTGTGTACCGATTGTAGCCATAAATTAGTTTTCTCCTTTTATTTAAACATACTCGGATATAAATTGCGTCTGATTGCATCTTCTGATTGAGTACTGCCAGTTGGTTGACCGCCACCAACGTTGTTATCTTCACCAGCCATACCAGCAATCTGTGCAAATAGTTGGATGATTTCTACACGATTACCTAAGCCATTCTCGGCTAGTAACTCACGGATATTAGGAATAGCCTTTTCTACAACTTCAACACCAGTTGCAGCCTTACCAACTGTTTCCTCGTATTTATTTCCTAACACCTCTTTTGTGTGTTCTGCGTAACCTTTATACTGTTCAATCAAAGCATCTTGTCTTTTCTCTTCATAAGCAGTTACAAGGTCAGTAGCGTACTTGTTACCAAACTTAGCCATCTCGACTGCTTGGTCTTGCGTAGCACCTACGCTATTGAGTAGCTTAGAAAAGTCAGCTGCGATTGTTTGGTCTACTTCGCCACTATCAAAGGCTTGTGTAAAGTCATACACAGTAGGTTCTGTAGGTGGTTCTTGGTTGCCGCTTGTGTCAGCACTACCACCGCCTAAGATTGTGTCTTGGGTATTCGTGTTAGCATCCGTAGTAGGTGTACTACTATCTGCACTCGTTGTGTTATCATTCGTGCCTTGCGTTAAATCTTCTGCCATAGTCATTCACCTTTTTCCTCTAAATTTTTAAATAGTTTTTGTTGATTGATATATTCCAGTTGTGCTTGGTGGTATTTAAGTACACCCTCAACACCATCACCGATAGCACCAAGCATTTGCATATACTTTAGACCTACACTTCTTTTCCCCTCGTTGAAAAAGGTTTCTGAATTGCCAGTAAACGAACGCTTTAGAATGTCCGTATTGTCTAAAAGCCTACAAAAAAACCACCTACCAAGTTCAGTACTTAGTACGTGGTTAAGTGCATCGATATCACGATCACGAATATAATCTTGTTTTGTTTTACTCATCTACACCCCCATACCCATTAACTGTTGCATTACTGGGTTTCCGTCATTGGCTGCCTCTGTTGCTTGTTTTGCAGCACCAGCCATTTGAGGTGCTAGTTGTGCCATTTGAATTGCTTGTGCTTGTTCTTCTTGCTCTTGTTGTGCTTGTTGTTGTTGCGCCATGATTTGTTGATACTCGTCATTAGAACGAATAACCTTAATCGGTACACCAAGATTTACACCGTAAATATCAGCTGCCTCTTCAAAGTTAAACTTCTGAACGATGTTAGCATTGCCCTGTGCTAATGACATAATGAACGCATAGTACTGTTCAATATTTACCAATGAAGACATTTTCTGTGCTTGTGCTAGCGGTGAGATGTATTCAATCTTTACATCTAAGCCGTTTAGCATTTCCGCTACTTCATCGTCAATCGGAGGGAATATTTCAGCCCTATCCAAGATGCCATAAGTACGTTCAATGATTGGGTTCAAGAACTCACTTTGTAAGCGTTCGACTACAGGACCTAACTGTTGCATCTTTTCTTGTGTACGCTCCATAACCTCACGTGCGGTCATTTGCCCTGCATCTAGGTTATCAAGCATTAAGAATAAGTCAGCGCTATAAGCACGTTTTATACTTTCAGATACGAATTGTATCTTAGCTTGTACGTTTGCAACATCAATTCCTACACTAAATATCGGTTCAACTTTACCGCCTGTGTCAACTTCCGTTACACCACCTGGGAATAGATTTACACTACCAATAACATCAGATGTAGCACTCATAGGTGGTTTAATACCTAGTTCGATTGCCGTTACTAAATCTTTTTCAAGTAACTGTAACATCTGTGCATCTGATTGTGCGAACCATGCACACCCTTTGCCATAACCGCTTAGATCATGTGTAGTGTGTCTTGCAATAGGTATCGCCCATTCTTCAAATCCACTATGTCTTAGCACTTCATCTGTGTTACTACCCTCTACCCAGTAGATAGAGGAATAAGGCATATTTTTATTGCCTAGCTTTCCATTACGTTCTTTGTTAGGCATTACTAACCAACAAACAATAAAGGTACTTGCGTTACCCTTACCCTCATCAAATGCACGTTTAACTTTTTCAGGGCAAGCATTATAACCAAATTCTTCCACTAGTTGGTCAGCAGTCATGCGGTATCGTCTACCAAATGTATTTACATCACCATTACTGCCACACTCTAATGCATATGTACCGATTGGATAAGATGTGAACCTCACACCTACTTTTGCATCAGGCATGATTGACATAGGTGCTTGTCCAAATGGCAACTCCATATAGGTTTGGTGGACTGTGTTGTAGAAATTAGACTTAGCAAATACTGCATACAATATCTGTTCTCTATCGTCTAATACTTCCGCTACCTTACTATTAGCAGCTAACTCAGCATTCTCTAACGTGAGTTTAAACCACTTTCTACTAGGCGGTGTCATGCCACTCATTACACCACTAGCAAAGATTTGGCAACTTTCCCAAGCTACACCATTATTAATCTTATCGGTATGTACTTTTGATTGGTCTTGTTCATCGTCAAATACACCAAGAAAAGGTAGTTGATAATCTCGAATATCTTTCCACCTAGAAATGTACTTTTGACGATTGTCGAACATTGCCTTAAACTTCGCCTTAATTTTCGTGTAATCACGTTTTTTAGGTTCTGTGTTAGTTGGTTGTCTAGCAAGCGTTGATAGGATAGTTCCTTGCATATCTAACCCCCTAATGTTGTTTTAGTGCCAGTTGCCGTAGATAAGATAGTACTTTCAAAACCTTTCTTACCTTTCTTTTTCTTTGCATACCAATCTTCACCAGTTGTTGTAGTAGCATCATCCGTTTGTACAGTTGGTGCTGGTGCTGGCATTGGTGTGTTAGGCATCTTATTTTTCATGCACATTTAATCACCCCTTATCGTTTAAATGGATCATACTCTGTATTCGCATGAACCCTACTCCCTACATTCACTTTTTTATTGACCCTGAACGCAAAGGTCAAGGCTAATGCATCGCCTTTATTTGGAGATGGTAAGCCACGTTCTTTCATGTCCTTTTTGCTTTCAAGTTGTATTCTGCCATTCTTATCGATGATAGCCTCAGGACTTGTTAAATCGTCATATAAGCCTTGGTCTGTAGGTGGAATGGAACCGCCCTCTTTTAGCCATTCTTTCATCTCCCCCCACATATACGCTCTCATATTTAGATACATATCATTAGGACTAGCACCACCAAAGGCAACTAATCGCCATTTTCTCCCCATTGATTTACCGATACTGTATATACCAGTTCCGTACCCTTGGTCAATGAATACTGCATCTGCTTTATATTCATCCTCAAATTGGGCAATGAGGTTAGCCATTCGCATATCATCGTCATTCTTTTCAATAGTTGCCAAACACTTCATGGAGTAGCCATTACGCATTACTATTTCTAACGTATCGCCGCCAGTCCATGCAGGGTCTACACCGATAATTACAGGTAGGTTGTTAAATTGTCCTACTTTGTACATTCTCTTTTGTGCTTCATCTACAATTGTTGCGGATATGAATTGTGTATCAGATGCACTAGGGAATATCCCTCGAACACGAACCTTTACAAAGTCGCTATCCTCACCATGAATATCAACCCATTCTTGCAATTTAGCCTTGTTTGAGATTTTAACAGTACGGCTATCAATCTGATATGTAGTCCAGTAGTTACGATGTTTTCTGAAACATTCTCTAAACCTACCGCTATTACGTGTAGGGTTTCCGAACACACACCATATAATCTCGGTTTCCTTATCCGTTAATGCACCCTCTGTTACTTCCCATATCTTATCGGAAATAGCTGATGCCTCATCAAATATGATAAGTATTCTGTTACCTTGATTGTGCAAACCAGCGAATGCCTCTGGGTTGCTTTCACTCCACGGAATAGCATCTATCCGCCACGTTTTCTCATACTGTTTATCAGCACTAAACAATGCGGTAGCAGTATAGGTGAATAGTTCTTTACCTATGAATAGGTTGTACCACTTATTCAACTCAGCCCAAGTCTTAGACTTTAACTGTGTATCAGTATTAGCGGTTACAACTCCCCTTGTATTCTCATGTGTAGCAATAGCAAATAATATCAACAATGATGAAAAAGCGGACTTACCAATACCATGACCTGATGCAACTGCAATTTGTATTGCCTTGGCTAACGTCTTACCTTTACGTAATTCTTCGCCTATTTTCTTGAAAGTCTTAACTTGCCATTCATCAGGACCATCAAAGTTTTCAAGTGGTGTTCCTTTTTCTCCCCACGGAAAAGCAAAATAAACAAAGCCTAACGGATCATGAGTGAACGAACCCAACGCATCAATCAGTTGTGCCTTGTTGTACTTCATCTGACTTCACCCTTGCTTGTTTCATCCTATCGGATATATCAATCTCTATTTCTGCATCAAGTTTCACCTTATCAGTAAATAGCATATGCCGTTTACCTAGGAGTTCAGCTGCTTTCGTTTTATCGGCAACAGATACATCTAAACCAAACGCATCTTTTTCTTCGCCACGCACAACCCTAGTCAGATATTCCAACACTTCATCAGCCGTTGCGATTGTGTCTTTGCTACGTTCGTTCATGACTGCATCTATATATTGGCGCACGTTTATTTTTGTTAATAACTGACTACCCTTACTTCTTGCCGTCTTTTCCGAATATCCAGCAGTAATTGCGCTTTGTGTTCCGTTGGTGGTCTTAACGTATTCATCAGCGAATATGCGTTCTTTCTTAGTTAGTTTTTGTGCTAATTCTTCTATATTCGTCAATGTTACTCACCACCTTTATATGTCTTAACTAAAAAAAGTAACACCTCGTGTTGCTTGGTGCTACTGTACTCATTTTCTTTCTTATAGAGTTGTCCTTGTTTAAAGGTCTTACCCTTTTTGTACTTATGAGGAAATGTTAGTTTGTACTCTTCCTCTGTGTACATTCGACTGACAATGTATATCTTGCAAGGCTTATCATATTTGCTCCATGATTGTCTTGTGTCTACTACATATCGTCTACCATTCATCCGTAATGCGGTTAATAGCTTTCTTATTGTTGGTTGGTAATTCACATCCAACACCACACAATACCAATTAAGATTAGTACTGCACATACTATAGCTAAACAATCAATGATCGTTAGCATCTTATCGCCACGATGCTCATATGCGTATTTTGCTTTAGCCTGTAGGTCTTTGTTCTTCAAGTCCTTTGCAGCACGTTTGAATAAATCTCTATCTTCTAAGAATTGTTTAATCACTTTAATCATTTCAATACTTCGCCACCTTTCCTTTTTAACTTGCCATGCGACCTAACACATAGTCCATAATTACCTTTACTTGCACCGCCACAAGTAATATATATTTGACATAAGCCGTCATATTCTATTGTCTTTGCGGTACAGATGCCGTTCTTATTGTTAAGGCATTTCTTTTTACAACACATTACATCTGTCATAATCTCCCCTTTATGATAGATTTATGCAAGAAATGGAGTATCTCCACGTAGATATACCCCATTTTGTGATAAATTTATTCTGTTTTACTGTATTAATCACTCAAAACCACAACCCATTGACTATACACAGTTACTATTATTAGCACTTTGTGTTTCATCGGTTGCAGTTTTCAATAATCACTCAAAACTAGGTGCGTTGGTGATATGACAATTTATACTATTTTCTGAGGTTCAACTATGAATAAAAAAACAAAGTTGTAAAAGAGAAACACACCTAGTTTTCAATGATTACTCAAAATTGTATACCGCACAATTAAAGCCTAAGCACGTTCTAACCTTTGTTAAAACGCAAATGCGGTACACACTTTTCAACAATCATTACACACTCAATACCAACAACTAACAATTTGATGGATCGTAATCGTGTTAGGTTAAGTAACAACAAGAATATGAATAAGTTTCTTTTGGAGGCTGCTAGTTGTCAGTATTCAATGTGTAACCAATAAAGGGTAAGTTCGTATCTATGAAAGTGATAATGTATAAGCTATGCTTGATGATATTCGACTTACCCTATATCAGTTTGCAGTAGTTCTACATATAAAGTTTTTGTCTTAACACTTACTTTCAAATTGAAATTAGAAAAAAGTATAGTGTTTCACTCACCAAATCAAATATGGTTGCGCTGCTACTCTGCGACCGTTAGCGCTATACGTTCCATTTCGCCCATATACAACAAAGGCACGCTCTTTTATGGGCGTGCTTGTTGTTGTGTTTGATTTATCCTAAGGAAAGAGTGAGTAGTAGTCGCTTAGTGGCAACTTCTACATATATATTATACCTAATAGCAAACTATAGGTACACGGACAATCACGGACATTTGCGGACATTACTGGACAAGTTTACGCCCAAATTCCAATAATGCCTTTTGCTTGTATCGTTTCGCCTGTTTCGTGGAGTAACACCCAATCATTTTATACGCATCTTCGCTTGTATTGTTTAATACAAACTCATAACGCAATATGATTGCCCCTAGTTTTTCATCTAGGCTATCTATCTTAGTGATCGCATCGCATTTTAATTTTGACAACTCATCAATACGCTTATCACGTTCTGCTACTGTATCAAGAAATCTTGCTACGCTACCCTCTAACCCTTGCGGAGTGCCACCGCCTGTTACTCTATCCTTACTGTAATCAATCGCACCTATAGATGTAAGGTTTGCTCTTAACTGATTGATTTCTTCCTTGATAGATGCAATCTGTACATCAATTAACTTAACTGGTTGTAGATACTCAACCGCTTTTTCTATTAGTTGTTTTTCGTCTAATTCACCCAAATACTCACCCCCAATATAAACGCTAAAAACATCATGATTATCACCGCACCTAATATAATTGCATTTTTAGTTCCAAACTTTATATCAACAAAGTTAATCAATAATAAAGTAACTATAGATGCAATACCACTCACAAGAAATGTTTTAAGCATAATCTATTTATACCTCTGCTAGTTTTGCGTATTTCCATGAAGTAACACAATATTCCTTATTGCTAACACTCCACGATGTAGCACCATTATCCCAAGTATAGAATGTATTGTTTTGTACTTTAGCAAAATATTTTTTAAACCAGTTGCATCCATCAAAACTAACTAATACAGGTGTATCAACTGCCACTTTCGACCAATCAACAATACCTAATTCTTCTGCAATGTTTAACACTTCATTCCGCTCTATTTGTGGCATTATTTTACTTATGTTATTAATACACTTTACACGGCCACCACTATTTATATCTAATATACCATCATTCACAACTGGTCTTTCTGTTGTTATAAATGCAATATTACCAACACTCTTAACATAATATTTCCACCCATCATCATATAGTTTTTGAAGTAACCACTCTCTACCTTGTTTATCATTAATCATCTTCTACCTCACTATAATTCTTTTCAAATTCGTTTGCCTCATAAACTTTAATTTTATCTTTATGGTCTTTAACAACATAATCACCTTCAAAACATTCGATCACTTCATTATCTGTTGTGATTTCTAATGATGCTTTTTCATACCAATCAATACCAATTACATCACCAACGAATTCAACTACTTCAATAGCATTATTGCCGTTGTATTGTATAGCTTGGATTTCACTAACCCTTTTCACATATCTTTTAGACACTTTCTATCCACGCTCCTCTATCCTCATTCCATTTAAATTCAACTACATCATACAAATCAAAATCATCAATATTTTCACTTACCTTACCGATATAGAACACATCTTCTTCACTCTCTACCGCAAGCTGGCACAAGAAATAAAATGCATCTTGATAACTTTGAGGTGCGATGTAAAAGTCGGAGTGTTCAACATAACCGCTATAAGCCGTCATATCAACCACCTAATGTTGGACATTCACATTCCCAGTAATAATCGTTGAATTCGTACACCTTATAAAATACATCCTCACCACAACGATTAACTTCAAATTCTTCAACAAAGTTACACCCAGCCTCATAGCACTTACCACGTATATCAAGATTGTACTTTTTTGCTAGTTCATTATAGCCTTGTCTTTGAACATTCCACGCATGATTTAGCTTGATTATAAATAAACCAATTCCATCATCATCACAAAACACTTCATAATTGGCTCTTGATACATCATCACTCTCAACATATGTACGTACCAAAGA